CTAGGTACGAATGTTGGGTCAGTGACGCACTCGAAAGTAGCAGTGTAAGACGCGTTGTCTTCAGTGCCTGCGCTCAGTTCTAAGCTGGTGCAGTAGGCTTTGAAGTCGATGTCCATGTCGTCCGTGATCTCGGTGTCGTCAGACTGCTGGAATGATGCGATAGTAACGTCCAGCTTCTGCCCTGCTTCCATGTCGGCAAACAATTCTTCATAGCCGTTCGTAGCGTCGGCTGCATAGAATGCCGTCATAGTTACGCTCAAGGTCTTAAGACCTGGCAAAATTGCGCGGTAGCCGCCGTTGTCTTTTGTTGTGGTGTCGCGTGTCTCAGTGCTAAAAGACACGGACAAATCTGTGAGGTGGTCCACCAATACTGGTGTTGCACTCTCATTTGCGAACGCAACTCGCAGTTGCGAGCCGTTCATAATTCCTGCTGTTGCTGCCATTATTTCTTGTTGTTGGGTTTAATGCGATCTGTAATAATCATGTTAATCAGACTATCCAAATATCCAAATATCTGGTTGTCTTTTTCTGTGGGTGTGAGGTTAATCACAACCTTCACAAATGCCATGAGGGCGAGGACCAGCTCAGCCCAGTTGTGTAGTAAAAAATCCGTCATGTTATGCTGTAGTGTGTCATGATGTTAGACTGGATGCCTGCGCGGTTGGCGCTTTGGTCGCTGCCATACACGACAATCTCAAAGGCGAAACCGTTTATTCTGCCGAAGCCGTTCAAAGCGCCAACGCCTGTGTCTGTGCTGTCGATGCCAGACGACAAAGACAGGCTGCCCAAATTGCTGTCATTCAACCACGCTTGCGCATTGCCTTGCGTGCTGCCTGCAATCATAGTGTGCAAATTTCTAAACGTGTTTGCTGCGGTGCTTAATCCACTTACGTGGCTTCCGTAGGCATAATTGAAATTTGAGTCATACAAAACAGGCACTTGGAAACGTTTATTACTGTCGGCGTTGCCACTAACAGCCAACAAATATTCTGTGTCTGCTGTGTCTGTGTATTTCCCTACGGCAAACGCTGACAAACTCCCAATGTCTAAACCAGTGCTGTCAAACGGAAATTCATCCGAGCCGACAAAACGCAAACCAGGAAACCCGCCGTGAGACAATAAACCTGCATTGTTATATAACAAAGGTTGCGGCCCAGGCTCGGTTTGCGTTGTGTCCCTGCCGTTGCCGCTTTGATCGTACCACGTAACTGCCTGCAAATTTGAACCGTCGTAGAATGCGTCACTCGCTGCAGTGTCTAAAGTTCCAGCGGCATTAAAACCAATGTCTTGTTCTGCGTTGTCGCTGCTGCGACGCAATCTGACAGCTGGTCCTGTGTACTCGCCACGCACGCGACGCAAGCTGTATGCAGCATGAGCACCTGGGTACTGCTCAAGTAATAGGTTCGGTATCACAGGCGTCAACCGCGCAGTGTAGTCCTGCACGCTGATGTACATGTTGCGCTCAGCGCTCACCTCTGTCACTTCGTTTGTGTACTTCACAGACTGTACCGTGACTGTGCCGTACACTTTTTTGCTCTGCCGCGACAACGCCGCCCGCACCTTGTCTGCAAGGTCGTTGGCTGCTGCGTACGTGTCCGCCACGCTGAACACCTCCAGCTGCGCCTCGTCTACTGGCGCGCTTTCCTTAGTGTCGACGGGCGTGTTGGACACAACAGAATAAACCACGTAAGGCGTCACCGCGCCCTCTTCTGCCAGCTCTGGGTAGATGCGCGTGCCGACCAACGCAGACACTGCGCTGTCGTCTTTTAGCATGCTGTAAATGGCGGCTCCTACCTTCATTTCATCCAGCGTTCAAATTCCTGACGAAGCAACCTTACGAGCAACGCATTTGCACGGCCAACAGTTGCGCGCTTGCTGCGCTCAAATACGCCCGTGTTGCGCGTGCGCTTTTTGCGGCCGAAGCTGTCGCCGCCCTCGACAATGTGAGCAAACCAGCCGTCGCTATTCTTGCGAACGCCGCGCTTGCGTCGTCTTCCGATATTGTTTGTGCGTGGACCTGCAAGTGTTTTAATTCGGTCGCGCTCAGGTTGCCACACGCCAACACTACGACGCAGCTGACCGCGCTTAACAATAGCGCGTACGTTTTTGCGGACGCCGTTCTTGCTGCCTTTGTTACGCCCTGGGCCTGTGCCATCCTTGTAGACGTAAATGTCTGCTTCGAAGTCTTTTATGTTTGCGCGAAGGCTGTTGTTATACACCTCACCAACGCGCTCGTTGATGTCAACCAGCTTGCGAAAGTCTTTCTCTGACCACATAGCCAGGCGCTCTAATTTTTTAAGCACGCCGTTCAGGCCGTCCACTTGGACGCGTGTGCCTGCACGTGCTTGACGTGGCAGCTTCGGTACTGCTTTAACTTTGTTTGCCATTACTCAGATACTACGCGTTCAGTGATAAAGTGCAGCTCATTCTTGCGGCCCACCTCCTGCACAGCTAAAATGTTGTAGATGTCGCCGCCGTAGCTGATGCGGTACTTGGGCGTGACAGCTCGGGTCTGTGTGCTGCTGCGCACGCGCCACGTCACGCGGTTTGTGCTTGTCTCCTGCTCTTCCAGCACCGCGCTGCTGGCGCTCTTGTTGTCCAACGCAGCCCACACCGTCACATAGGTAGACCATGACGGCACGGTCTGGCCGTACACGTCCGCAGTGCGCGAGGCGCTCTGGATAATGATGCGTCTATCTAGAAACCCGATGTTCACTGCCTGTTGTCAATGATGCGTTCAACACTTAGCAGCGACTCAACTGCAATAGGAATGGTGGCAGTGATTGTGCCCGTTACTACAGCGCGCCTGTTCTCATACCAGTGCGCCACCAGCATTTTTACCGCGTGCTTAACGTTGGCCGATTCTTCAACACCCACCGCAGCCGTCACGCGTACAGGTTGCGCGTTGTATGTCTCCAGGTCTGGCGTGTCGTGGAAGTAGATAAGCATGCTGCCGTCGGTTGCCGCCGTGGTATAGTACTTGCTGGCTGCCAGCGTCTGCTCTGCGCCTGCCGTGTCGTTGTACTTCACGTGTGTAATAGCTGTGACTGGCCCGTAAGCCAGCGCTGCGTTGCGCCAACGTTCAAGATGAAAGACTGCGGAACTGCCTGCTGTAAAGCTGCGATTGCAGTAGTCCTCAACCCATGCCACTGCAGCTCTTAATAAAGCCGTAATTGTAGCGTCCTCGTCACTTGAGTCGACGCGCAGAAACTCCTTAGCGTCTGCCAATGGAAGGACGTTAGTGCCTGCTGTATGATCTGGACGTACTACGTGCATGGTAATGTAAAAAAAAGGAAGCCCAGCCCAATTGCCAGGCTTCCCGTGTTAGTCAATTATTACTCGAAGTCAAACAAGTAAGCCAAGGCACCTGCCTGGCGAACGTCTACGTCGTAGAACTTGTTGACGTGCAAAGCAATCTGCGCAGTGCCTGCGTTGCTGTATGGATCAACCAACAGGTCGATGCCACCAAAGAACGCCATCACCATGCCAAGCCCAAAGTCACCGAACAACAACGCGCCTTCGCTGGCAGTTGAGTCGATAAGGTTTGGTGTAAAGTTGGTGTTGTAGCCGTCAATGTTGTTGCCTTCGACAACTGCTTTGATGCTTGCCACAGCGGCCTCACCTTTCAAGATGCTCATGGCAGTTGGTGAACCGACAAATGAGCAAGCGCTTAAGTCGCCACCAGCAGCCAACACAGCTTTCTGCATGTTGGTCAAATCAGCGTATGTCACGGCTGCGTCCTTGTCAACACGGTTGCCAGCAGAGGCCGCAGCCTTAGCAAACACAGCCTTGTCTATGGTCTCATTGATACCAGCAGCCAACTCGCGTGAAATCATAGCGTCCACCTGTGCACCGCCCTGCAAAATCAACTGCTTGCTGTACTTGGTGTTAGCAGCCACACGGATGGGTGACAGTGTCAATTCGTCAAGCTCCAAACCAGACGCAGAGTCAGCAGCAACCTCAGTTGCTTCAGTACCTGCAGCCTTAGCAGAAACGCGCGGAAACTTCAAGTTGCCTGTTGCGTTGTTGATGGTAGTGACACCAACGCGCTCGGCCATTGTAGGTGTGCGCAGGGCGTCAATGACACCAGGCACTGCAGTAGCAACAAAGCCAGAGCCGTCACCGCTGTCAGCCTGGAAGTCGTCAGCACCACCAGCACGGTACAGTGCGTGGGCTGGGATACCAATTTGGCCGCTCATCTGCAAGCCGCGCATCTGGTACTCCTTAGCTGCCTCCTGGCTCCACTCAGCTTCTGCGCCTTCGAGTGCCTTGCCAAAGCTGGCAGCTTGCACAGCACGGCTGAGGCTGAAAGAACGATTGATTTTGTTGACCTCCTTGGCCTCGGACACTGACGTGCCACCCATCTGGGCCTGACGTGCAATCATGTCTTCGTGTGCCTGGCGGCGGTCAATCTTTCCGTCAAGGCGTTCAACCTCGCGCTTGCAAAGGTCAGCCTCTTCCTGTTCGTTGTTGGTCCAGTCGCGGTTTTCAGTTTCTGCGACATTCACCAACTCTTCAAAGCGATCTGCGTGCTTGCCGCGAGTCGCCTTCATCTCGTTGAGATTCATAGTTTCAAATGTTTGTGTTTCAATAACTGTTGTATCTGTGTCGGCCTCTGCTACTGCAATGGCTTCGTCTAGCTCAAGCTGTTGGTCACGCGCCTGCACCGTGGCGGCTGCGTATGCTGGGTATGTCACAGGTGACACGTCCAACAACTGCCGCACCTTATCTACGCTGCGCACGGTGCGCTCTTCGTTCCAGCTCTGGTCTTTGATTGTGAAAGCAAAGCTACTTTGGCTGATGTCACCGCGTTTGACGCTCTCGTAGAAGTCTTTTGCATACTGCTGCGCGCCCAGCTTGACACGGTACTTCAGACCGCGCTCGTCTGTGCTGAGCTCCAGTGTGCCGTTCTCGGTACGTCCGAGAATCAAATTTGGGTCGTGGTTAATCAGCGCGCGCACGTCGTTGGTCATAACGTCGTCAAATGCGCCAGGCTTAATTACCTCACGGAAGTGCCCTAGGTCTGTCTCGCTGTTAAATACAGCGGCATAGCCTTCGAGCACCATGTCGTCGCTGTCGGCCTCGCGCACCTCAATGGTGCCCATGGTCCGCTTCTCAGCGTCTTTATACTGTTGGTTGTCCTCCATCGTTTGAAACTTTGTCGCTGTACTCGTTGATGCGGTCCAGCGCGATTTGGTTGATCTGCACAAGGTGGGCGTCGCCGCCGTTCTCGATTGGATTCATCTGCTCCTTAGCTCTCACCTCGTTAATGCTCATAACACCGCTCTGCAGCATCTGCTGGTAGAAGTTCGTGCGCGTGGCAAGGTCGCCGCGGTACAGGTCGTTCATGTTGAACCTGCTGTACAGCTCTGGCCGCTCGAATGACTGAATGAGCTTGCGGTCAATCTCCTGTTCAATGCGTTTCGCCCACGGTGCAATCGTGTGACGTGCGAACTGCAAGTTCTGCTGCTCCACGTTGTTAAACGTAGTCTGTGACGGCAGCTGCACCAGCGAGGTGGGCACGCTGTAGATGCGGCAAATCTCCTCGGCCTGGAACTTGCGCGTCTCAATGAATTGCGCCTCGTCTGGCGTAATGGTGATGCGCTGATACTTAAAGCCAAAAGGCAACAGCTTGGTGCCCGCGTTCATGGCGCTCTGGTTCCAGCTGTTCTGGATTACGTCCATCTGCTCCTTGCGCAGTGGCTGATCTGATGCCAGCACGCCTGTCATCTGGCCTTTCTGCCCAAAGTACTCGCTGCCAAAATCCTGCGCTGCCTTGGCCAGGCCCATGTTCTCGCGGTGCAAGCGAATCGGGCTCATCTTATTCATGCAAGAAATCTCAAGCATGTTGTCCTGCGTGACAGCGCCGTAGTCGCGGATAACATACACGCGCTCGCCGTCGACGTCTTTGATATCTACGTCGTAGTAGCTGACAGGCACAAGGCGCTCAGCATAGCCTCGTGTGTTGCGCTCAATAATGGCGTAGCCGCAGCCGTACATCAGCGCGCTGCTCATTAACGTCTCCCAGAAATCGAACGCGTTCTGGTGCTCGTTAGGCGCTGATGTGATTAGGTCGTAGGCAGGGTGCTGGTTGGCCACCTCGATGTTGCGCCCGTCCCGCACGTACAGCTCAAGGTCTAGGCTGCTAATGGTGCTTGCAATCTTGTTAATGCAGGCATATACTGTAGAGATGGCCAGAGCGCTGGTCTCTGTAATGTTGACGCCGCTGCGCACCAATGGATTGATGCCAAGCTCTGCCTCTAATGTCTGGCTGTTAAACTTGCCCACGCGGTAACGGAACAAGGCGCTAAGACGGTCTGATAGTGTGGCCATTCAGTACAGGTGAAGCTAGAATATAAGCAATCTACGTCACAAATCCAATACGTCAAAAAAGAAATCCTGCTCACCTAACGTGTGGCAATATTCGTTCATTGCAATAATGCTGGCAATCACGCCGTCCACTTTCTTATTCTCCTGCTTCTCCTTAGTCACGCGCTTGTTTTCGTTGACGTCCATGTACACAACAGCGCAGCCCATCTGCCAGCGCATGCATCTGTTTCCGCCGTGTATAATCTGGCCCTTCATTGCGGCCATTTCAAATTCCTTTGTTGGGCCGTTCATGGTTGTAATGTTCTGAGCCATTGGAGACATTTGCACTCCGTCGGCCTCCAGCTCTGCCACAATGTATGTGCTGAAGCGCGGATCGTATCCAATGCTGCGCACGTCGTACTTGGCACATTGCGCGTTGATGTACTCCTTTACAATCCTGTAGTCAGTGACGTTGCCTGGTGTCAGGGTTATGTCACCTTCGCGCTCAAAGGCAATGTAGTCAATGCCTGCGCTTAGTTTCTTCGTGTGTGCTTTCTCGCTGTTGACAAACTGATGCACAAGCAGATAATAACAATCGTGCTCCACGTCAGCAAAAAGTAACGCGAATGCAGTGAGGTCTTGTGTAGATGCAAGGTCCAGACCGCCATAGCAAGGTAGTGTGTGTAGCCTGTCATGTGGAATTGGTTTGTTGCCCTTCATCCAGATGTCGTCTGGAATCCACGCGGTCTCTGCTGATGTCCAAATGTTTAGGTGCAAACGTAGGAAACTGTTGACCATGCTCGGGTTCGCCTTTGCATTCTTAACGGCTTGTTCAAAGTAGTCCTGGCGGCAAATACTGCCATACCCTGGGTTGGCCTTGCGCCACGTCTCTTCTGCTGTCCAGTCGTCGTCAATGTCTGCACAGTACAGCACAGGCAAAAAGCTGTCATCCTCGATGATGCCGTCGCGTACTTTCTCAGCGTACTCGTGCACCTCGTAGCAGATGCTTGCGCGGTCGTGGCCCGCTGTAGTAAGTGCCATGACAAGCGGCTGGCGCCGTGCGCCCGTCGATGTAGTCAGCACGTCCCAAAGGTCGCGATCAGGTTGCGTGTGTAATTCGTCGAAGATGACTGCGTGACAGTTAAGGCCGTGCTTAGTGTACGCCTCTGCGCTGATCGACTTGTACCAGCTCGATTTGTAGTTCACCACGTTGCGCAAGACGCGTGCCCTACTTCGCAGGTGGCGGCTGTTGTTGATCATCTGCTGCGCGATGTTAAACACAATGTTTGCCTGGCCACGGTCGCCCGCTGCGCTAATTACCTCCGCGCCTGGCTCGCCGTCAGCAAACAGCATGTACAATGCAATGGCCGCGCTTAGGTTTGACTTGCCGTTCTTGCGTGGTATCTCAACGTAACAGGTGCGATACCTGCGCGTGCCGTCCTCTTTCTTCCAGCCAAACAGCGGGCGGATGATGTCGTCTTTCTGCCACGCCTCAAGCAGGAACGGCTGGCCGCCCAGCTCGCCCTTGACGTGCGTGCAGAAACGCTCGATGAATTCAACAGCGCGATCAGCTGCTGCGTCGTCGAAGTGGTAATCAGCCAAAATACTTATCTGCCTCGTCTGCTACTTCCTTGCCTTCGCCAATCCAGTTCTCCAGCCGCGTGATAATAATCTGCTTGCGGTGGCGCGCCTCCTTAAGCTGCTGCCACTCTGGACGCATGCGGTTCATGACGTCGCCGCTCTTGGCCGTCATTGCGTAACACGTCCCGTGCTCATCGCAGTAGTCCTGCAGGTGCTTCTCTTCAATGATCACGCAGGCCAATGTGTACAGCAGTTGCTGCTGGCCTGGTGTCAAGTCTGCCCGCTTCTCGTATGCGTTAAGCAGGTCGTTGTACTTCTTAGTCTGTTGTGCAGTCATGCTGACAAGATTTTAAAATTTCAATGCACAGCTCGTGTGGAATCTTGCTGCGCTCGTGGTTGTTTTTGCGTCCCTGTGTGCCTAGTCCGTTGTTGCTTCCTCGCGGACATTTGTCGTGGTGGCAATGCACATTGCCGTTGCTACATGTGCGCGCTTGAAAACCGTTAGGGCTGCTTAGACTGTAAATGTTGTTGCTCCAAATATCCGTTGGCTTTGCGCGGTTGTCACCATATCGACAATACCACACCGTTGTGCGTGGCAGCTGTTGCATCCATTCCATTTTGCGCATCATTCCGCGCGGATTTTCAATAAACCAATGACTTGGGTTCAGTTCTTTTATCAGCTGCACTGTTTTAATCGACAACTGCATGCCAAGTCGTGCGCCTTCGGTTTTTGGGACATAGCCTGGGTACCAATGGTGGCCCATCGCTGCAACGCTAAAGGCCGTGCACGGCGGACTGGCCCACACAATGTCAAACTTGCCTGGCAGGTTGTGAGCTTGCACGTCTCTAATATCTGCCACCAAATCAATGCCATCGTATGCTGTCATGTCAGTGCTGTACACCTCCATGCCAAGCTGCTCTGCCGCTTTGCCTATGCTCCTGCTACCTGCAAACAACTCTAAAACTCTCATGCCCTTCTAGTTTTTTATGGCCTCATTCCGCGCGTGAC